AATTTGAGTAAATCCACTTAACCAACTATTTGGATCACTATTGGTCTTGTTCCAATATATGACAACATCGGTTGCGGTGCTTGTGGCTGTGTTAGAACTACGAGCCACTTCACAATGATATGTTCCCGGGGCATTCAATGTTCCATTGATAGTAGTTGTGGCAGTTGTTACAGTCAATCCTGTAAATGATCCACTCTTATCAGAGAAGGTATGCGTATCACTGTTGTATCTACTATTACGATCCTGCAATACCAAACGTGTAGCCAGTGTGGTTGTGCCTGTGTTCACAGTCTGCATGACAAACTGTGTTCCTCGAGCACTAGATCCTGAGTTTTCCAGCATTGATAGCGTAATAAAGCCAACTTGACTTCCGTTGCCTGCGCCATTGGCCGCTGTTTGAGCATTGCCACTCACGGAAAATACTGTGTCGCCTGATACCAATGCATCTCTACGTCCACCAAATCCATTGCGACGACCTGTGATGAAACTTATGACATTGGTGCCGGTCAGTGTGGCATTGTCAGGTGTGGTATCTTGACTGGGAACACCAAATACGTTCAATTGAACGTTGTTGTAGGACATGGTGATACGGCCTGATCCTGTTCCAAAACTACCCACCCCTGAACTAGGTGTTAGAGTTGGAATGGCAGCATCACCGACCCCTTGCCCTATGTTCAAGTTTAAAACGGGTGCGCTGGTGGTAGCAGTTGAACCCGCTGTCCACGATGTTAATAAAAATATTCTACGGCTGGTGGCGTTTAATTGACTGCCCACGGGTTGAACACGCAGTCCCATGGAGGTGCCAGCATTGGTTGTAACAGATCCGGTATTGGCCCATGCTTCGGCGGCAGTTACAAATATTGTGGCAGGAGCCAGGCCTTGCAGTCCATTGGCAGTAGAATTATACAACCAATTGGCGCCATCATAGCCATTGAATTGAATGGCTCCAATGCTATCACCGCTGCCTGTGGCAGTGGGACTGGCACTGGTTCCACGACTGCCTTCCAATACCAATTGTGCAGAGCCTTGTGTTGTAGCAGTTCCACCTGGACCATTTTGACCATAACTTCTAACATTCAATTGTCCACGAAGACCAGTGGTATGGTTTGATACAACCATGGCCACGCTTTGTGTGTTGTTGGCAAACAACAGAGCCTGTCCAGTGCCATCAAGTGGATGACCACCTGCTGAAACAACTCGTGTTACCTGTGTACCAGAACTGGCTTTTACGTTACTGCCAAATGTGGCAATGCCTGTGCTTCCATTGACTGTGATACCAGAATAGTAATTAACTGGAGCAAAAACAGTGGTGGTACTGACTGCAATAGGATATTCAATGGCAGAACTATCTAATGCATTGTGCAATACATTGGTTGAATTTGTGGCTGTGTTGGCTGTGCCTGCCGCGCTTAATGGATTCCAAACCAGCACATTACTCACTGTACTGAATGAACTCTTAGTTCTTGATCCAACGCTTCTTGCGGCCACATAAAGTGTTTGACTAGGAACTCCACTGAATCTAGTGGTTATGGTTGATCCGGGAGTATAAAATCCTGAAGTGGCAATGTCCGTAAAATATAAACTGTAGTTTGCACTACTGAATGTAGGCGTTGTTCCATACCAGAATTCCATGGCGCTGACACCACCCACACCAGGAACTTGTGTGCTGACATCAAAACTTGGCACAGTGGTTGTGGTAAACACATTAGAGAATGTGGGCTGGCTGGGAGCGGCCACAACACCTGGATCTTGAATACCTGTGTTCAAACTTAGATCAAAGTCTTGTAGAACAGTGAGATCCTTGGCGTATAACGCTGGATTATATTCGCTGGCAGTTAATTTTGCATACAAGGTGCCTGCCTGATCTTTGGCTTCTTGCACCTGGCTCACACGCCATAGTTTTCCTTGACTGCCATAGGTGGCAGTGTCCCATCCATATCTTTCATGTAAAACGCCAATGACATCACCAGCATTGATCTGTATGCCTGAATAATCCATGGTGAAACTGATACTTAGATCTTCACGACTTTGTAATAGTCTACGTGCGGCAATATACTGTGCTTGAATAATGTTATTGGTCAATGGCAGGTTAATGCTTAGTGTATTGTCAGGTTCGTTAGGACTGCGTTCAATGTTGGGAAATGCAGTTATATCTAGATTCCAATGTCCAGTTTGATCTCTGGCCTTGCTGTTGGCATATTGCACTTGAACAGCATTGAATGTTGAATTTAGATCAACAGGTTGAATATTGATACCACCAATGATGTTGTCACTGGTGATTGTGGTGATTGTGGCGGTTGATACCGGTGCATTGACCACTACACTCCATTGACTTTTTACTTCATCCCACTGTAACCAACTATCACAGGCATCTACCAATTGGTTTAAATTATCTAAATAATTTTTACTGGTATCTATAGGACCATTTATGGTAAAAGTTGAAGTTGTGGCTGTGGTTGATGCAGTGGTTAGATAAGTGATTGGCTCAGCACTATAAGAGTTAAGAGTGTTCAATGCCGCAGTATTAACGCTGGCGATATCTAGATTAGGACCATAACGATCATTGGTCATGTAATCTTGAATTACTGCTCCTGGTGCTGTCAGTGTATTCGTAATCTGTGCGGTAATTTCTGCCAGGCCAGTTAGATCTGCTTCCTGATTGTATCGCACTTTGACAACGGCAAATACCAATTTGTTCATTTTCTTAGTGCTATCCCAGCGTTGGTCACTGGCAATGGCAGTGTCGGCAAGAACTGCACTGCTGTAGGCATAGTCACTGCTGTTTACAGGCTTTTGGCTGCCATCTCTATAGGTCCAAACATAAAGATTACCATCAACCTTGGTAGATGTTTCTCCACTGCTGTCTGTCCAACTGACCACACGAGTATGATCTGTACCATCAAAGTTTAATTTCTTATCTGCCCAAAGTATATCACCAAAAGAGAATGTGCCTACACTGTCCGAGGACATGGCTTCACTGAATGCCAATACATACCACATGGTTTGATTGTCTTCGGCAATCTTGGCATCAATCACTATGGGTTTCATAAACGCTGTGCCATAGACCACAGGAATTTTATTGTCTGTGCTGGGCGGTAATTGCACTCGACTGCCCAGTTGTGAGCCGGCTGCACCGCCCGCGGCCTGCTGATTGCGTTGTCCAATAATACTGCTGACCACAAAGGTAGTGACCAATCTAATGGCAAAGGTGGTTGCCGCCAGTGCAAATCCGGTGGCAGCAATGCCAAATGCTTCCAATATCAACGGTGCTATTAAAAATGCTGGCATGTTAGATTCTCCACTTTTCTTCTGATTTTTCAAAACCTAAACGGCCATAGTTTAAGTCTGGGCTTGATGCCATTTTGCTAATAGTATAGGCTTCTATTTTTCCTGACGTTTTTAGTTCTTCAGCATACTGTTGATAGGCACGAATCAATCTATATCCAGCCCTGCTACCTCTGTGCTCGGGCTCGACCCAATAGGCCAATTCATCTAACACATAAAGGTCAGGATCCCAAATATTATTATTTCTAATGGCAATCAACATTCCGATCATGGTGCCCGCTTTTTCAGCAACAAAGATGGCTCCCATGCCGGCAAAGATGTGTGCCAGTACAGTTCTTATATAAGTTTCATTGTCACAGTCAGCCAAACGCGGCCAAGGAGTCGCAGATCTATAATGACGCAGTAATTCAATGAGGTCTGGTGTATCAAAACGGTCGGCAGTTCTTACGTTCATACTTTCTTTCCAAAGTCAAATAAGGCACCACTGAGTTTTTCAATGTTGTTCATACTGGTATCAGTGTCGTCATAGATGGCCCATTCATTGCTGTTGGTTCTACGTCCGCCAATGTTGTTTTCTAAAACTCTTTTATAACTTGAACAATTGACAGTGACTGCAAAAATATCCGTGCCATCTTGGATGTCTTCTGAAATAGTATAACCTGTCACAATGCCTTTGAATCTAGGAACAAAATTGACCATTTCATAATTGCTGTTGTAAAAGCCACGGAATATTTCAATGTCGCTGCCACGGATAGGTGTGCTCAACACCAAAGCAATATTGCTCATTGTGGTATTGGCACCACCAGGATCTTCATGACTGCTATAACCTGCTGGATCCATGCCTGTCACTGTGATGCTGGTATCATAACTGGTGGCACGAAGATCTCTATGTTGATCACCCACTGCCATCAATCCACCCAAACAGGTAAATGTGCCAGAACTCCAATAAACACCAAATCCCGGACTGAGAGGTTCTGTGGTCGCCCAGTTGCCAGTTGGTGCATCGGTGCCTACTACAAATTCTTCCCAAAGTGTTTCCGCTCTATAACTGCTACTGAATGTGTAGACATCAACTGTGGAGGTGTTGTTAGAACTTATGCTCATTCTAACAAATTCAGCACTACGAATACTGGTGGTATTGGCAACCTGTGGAATTGTTGTTGGCATTATGCGCCTCCTGTATACTCATAGAGACTGAATTCGCTGTCAAACTCAACCAGGGCTGTACTGCCTCCGGGACGAATCGTGTATGTGGGCATGTTAGGACAAATAACTCGAAACTCAACGTCATTGCCTACTACC